CATCACGCAACTACAAGATTGAGCAGCTGACTAAGAACTCAGGTGATGTTACGTTGCGTGAAGTCATTCGTCTGGCTCTTGATCCATTCACTCAATTCTATCAACGTAAGATTCCATCATACACTCCAGCGAAAGCTAATCAGGCTGACTCACTGAGTGCTGTGATGGATAGTTTGTACATGTTGTCCAGTCGTGAAGTGACAGGTAATGCTGCAATCGAATACCTAACCAAACTTCTTAGCTCATTGAATGAAGATGATGCTAAGGTTCTTGAACGAATTATTGAGAAGGATCTGAAATGTGGCGTCCAAGCATCAACTGCAAACAGCGTGTGGAGTGGCTTGATCCAAGAGTATCCAGTAATGTTGTGCAGCGGATTCGAGCAGAAGTTGGTGGACAAAATAAAGTATCCAGCATACGCACAACTAAAGATGGACGGGATGCGCTTCAACGCTATCGTCAGAAGTGGTAAGGTAGAATTCCGTAGCCGAAATGGTAAAGAGATTCTACTGCTTGGCAATCTCGAGGAAGAATTTGCTGCACTTGCTGGTGGTGTCGATTGTGTGTTCGATGGAGAACTTCTAGTGATGTTCGAAGGTGATCATCAGTTTGCAGATCGTCAGACTGGTAATGGTATCCTAAACAAAGCAAACAAAGGTACAATCTCTACCGAACAAGCAGCACTGGTACATGCAACTGTTTGGGATGTAATTCCATACGCATACTTCACTGATGGTTATTGTCCGACTCCATACTCAAAACGATTCTCTTCTTTAGAGATTTTGGTCAACAGACAGGTTACGAAAGAAAAGAAAATCTGGCTTGTCGCTAGTGACATTGTACAGAATCTCGAAGAAGCACAAGTAATATTCGAGAACTATCTTTCACTAGGACTTGAAGGTCTTATCTTAAAAGATGGTAGTGGTGTCTGGGAAGACAAACGTGCCAAGCACCAGATAAAATTCAAAGGTGAGCTGGAATGCGATCTGAAGATCGTTGCAGTTGAAGAAGGTACAGGTAAAGCTGCAGGTATGCTTGGTGCAATCGTTTGCGAATCAGCAGATGGAATTGTAAAGGTAAATGTTGGATCTGGTTTCACAGATGCACATCGCAAGCAGTACTGGAAAGAAAATTTAGTTGACAAAATCGTGGCAGTGAAGTATAATGCTAGAATCAAGAACAAAGCTGGAGAAGAATCTTTGTTCCTGCCAGTGTTCGTTGAAATTCGTGATGATAAAGATGTTGCAGATAGCACAAAGGATATAAAATGAAAGTTGTAATCAATCGTTGTTTCGGTGGTTTTGGTTTGAGCCATGAAGCAGTTATGCGATACTTTGAGATCAAAGGTATCACTGTATATCCAGAACAAGACAAGGCTCTTGGTAGCTGGAAGTTTTGGACTTACTGGTTAGTTAAGCCAGAAGATCGCATTGAATCCAAGGAAGGTGAAGCCTTCTATGCTATGTCAATGGAAGATCGTCGTGCCTATAACCAAGCACATTCTGATCAAACTGTTTATCCACGAGAGATCGAACGCCATGATCCAGCATTGGTTCAGGTAGTTGAAGAGATGGGTAGCAAAGCCGATGGTGATCATGCTGAATTGAAAGTCGTGGAGATTCCAGATGATGTTAACTACATCATTGAAGAATACGATGGCTTGGAGCATATTGCTGAAGAACATAGGACTTGGGGATAATTATGTCAGAAGAACTCGTGTATGAAACATTCTCTAAGAGGATGCATGAACGATTCCCTCTAATGTTCTCGAAACCATATGGGGGTTTTACTATCGGTGAAGGTTGGTACGATATTATTGAAAGCCTATGTGCCAATATTCAAAGCCATATGGACTGGAAGAATAGAGAAAGTCAAGTCGTTCCACAGGTTATTGTAGAACAGATCAAAGAAAAGTTTGGTGGACTACGTTTCTACTACCAAGGTGGTGATGACACTATTAGTGGTATGGTTCGTATGGCAGAAGCATGGGCATCTACCAGCTGTGAGACCTGTGGTAATAAAGGTATACAACGTGGTGGTGGTTGGGTTAGAACTCTTTGTGATAAGCATGAAGAAGAGCGTCAGTTGATAATGAACGAAAGGAAAGAAAATGTCTGATAAAGTATGGGTAATGGTTGAGACTATTGGTCAATATCGTATGCGCTACATGGTAGAAGCACCTGCTACCAATCCTGAGTATGCTCTTGACGATGTTACTTGTGAAGACGCAAAAGAGTTTTCTCAGTTGTGGCTTGGAGAAACAATTGTGAGTCATCGTGTTGTTCCAGAAGATGAAGCAATCGCTATCTGTGATGTTGATAATGATTACTGCAAGTCATGGTCTACAGAGCAGAAGATCAATACCTTCTTCACTAAAGAGGGTGAAGGTAACGGTATGACAAAGTATCGTGACGCTAAGGTGAGTCTATAATGTTTATTTTCGATGTGGAAACACTTGGTGTTGAATCAAATGCTGTAGTTTTATCTGCAGCATTGATTCATTTCGATCCAGAGAAACGTCCAACATATCAAGACTTGTTAGACACTGCATGCTTCGTAAAGTTTGATGTGAAGGAACAACTTGCTGTTGGTCGTACTGCTTCCAAGTCTACACTTGGATGGTGGAAAGATCAACATGAGTATACTCGCAAAGTATCATTGGATCCTAGTCGTGAAGACATGACTGTAGAAAATGGCATGCAAAGATTCTATGATTACATGTCAAAGTATCCAAATGCAGATAAACAAACTATGTGGGCACGTGGATCTCTTGATCAACTTGTAATTGATTCCTTGGCAGTTAAATTTGGCTTGGAAGAAATTACAGGGTATAATATGTGGAGAGATGTGCGAACTGCAGTTGATGTTTTGTATGGAACTACAAATGGATATGTAGAAGTTGATCACCCTCTTTTTAAACGACATGAAGTTATCAAACATCATCCTGTGCATGATTGTGCTCTGGATGCAATGCAATTAATGTATGGAAAAGCAACTTAATGGAATTTTATACAACAGCTCATGCAGTGGGCGACAAGATCCTCGTTAGAGGATACGACAAAGGCAGACCCTATATGCGTAAGGTAGATTTCTACCCTACGCTTTTTGTCAATTCTAATAAGTCATCAAAGTGGAAGACGCTGGATGAAACTTATGTTGACGAAGTGAAACCTGGATCTATTCGTGAGACTCGTGACTTCATCAAACGATACGAAGGTGTTGAGGGATTCCCTGTCTATGGCAATACAAACTATGCCTATCAATATATCAGTGACACATATGACTATGATGTCAACTGGGATATGGAACAGATTAAGGTATACACAATTGACATTGAGACCAGTACTGAGAATGGATTCCCAGATATCCGTACTGCCAATGAAGAGATTCTCCTAATCACTGTCAAAGACCTTATCAGCAAAAAGGTTATCACGTTTGGTTATTCACCAAGCGGAACCAGTTATAGTCACACTCGTGATGATGTAACATATCAAGCATACACCAGCGAGTTGTCTCTGCTGAAAGACTTTATGATCTGGTGGCAACAAAATTATCCAGATATCATTACTGGCTGGAACACTGACTTCTTTGACGTGCCATATCTTGTTCGTCGTATCGCACGTGAACTTGGTGACACCTTTGCCAATAAAATTTCTCCATGGGGTATGGTTAATGAGCGCAAGACATTCATCAAAGGTAACGAAGAAATTCACTATGACATTCTTGGTATCAGTCAGCTAGACTATCTGGAACTCTATAAGAAGTATACCTACACCAAACAAGAGTCATATAAACTCGACTACATTGCTGAACAAGAACTTGGTGATCGCAAGAAAGAGAATCCTGGAGTTGACTTCAAAGATTTCTATACGAACTATTGGCAAGACTTTGTTGACTATAACATTCATGACGTAGAGTTGGTTGATAGATTCGAAGACAAGATGCGTCTTATCGAACTGCATCTTACCATGGCTTACAATGCCAAGATCAATCCAGAAGATGTTTACTCACAGGTACGTATGTGGGATACTATCATCTATAACCATCTCCGCACTAAGGGCATCGTTATTCCAGCTAAGACTTCTTCTGGTAAAGATGCGCAGTTTGAAGGTGCTTATGTTAAAGATCCAATCATTGGTATGCATAAGTGGGTAGCATCGTTTGACTTGAACAGTCTGTATCCTCACTTGATTATGCAGTATAATATCAGTCCAGAAACATTGACAAGCGAAAAGCTATCTGTCACTGTTGACAAACTTCTTAACAAAGAAGTTGATACTGACTACTGCAAGCGACGTGACTTAACATTGACTGCGAATGGATGGACATACCGCAAAGACATCAAAGGATTCATGCCTGAATTGATGGAGCAGATGTATGCTAATCGTTCCAAATTTAAGAAACAGATGTTGAAGATTGAACAGGAATATCAGAATGATAAATCCAAGACTCATCTGCTGAAAGATATCTCTCGTTTGAACAACCTGCAGATGGCGATGAAGATTGCTTTGAACTCAGCTTATGGTGCTATGGGTAATCAATACTTCAGATACTTTGACATTCGTATGGCTGAAGGTATTACGACTTCTGGTCAGCTATCCATTCGTTGGATGGCGAACAAACTGAACGCATATCTAAACAAGGCACTCAAGACAGAGGGACAAGACTTTGTTGTGGCGATTGACACTGATTCAATCTATCTTACACTTGAAAAGTTGGTTGATAAAGTTTGTGGAGATAAATCCACAGACGAGAAGATCAAGTACATGGATCGTGTTTGTGAAGAGATTCTACAACCATTCATTGACAGTGGATATTCAGAACTTGCTGAGTACATGAATGCGTATTCTCAGAAGATGGTAATGAAGCGAGAAGTTCTTGCCGACAAAGCTATCTGGACTGCCAAGAAACGCTATGTGATTAACGTCCACAACTCTGAGGGTGTTCAATATGCTAAACCTAAGATCAAGGTCATGGGTCTTGAGATGGTTAAGTCTTCAACACCATCTGTCATTCGTGATAAGTTGCGTGATAGTTTGAATGTGATTCTCAGAGGTGACCAAAAAGAACTACATACATATGTGATGGACTTTAGAAAAGAATTTGATAAGATGACTGCAGCAGAGATTGCATTCCCTCGTGGTGTTAATGGCGTCAAGCAGTATGCTGGTTCACCAATCTATATGAAGGGAACTCCAATCCATGTTCGTGGTGCTCTACTTTACAATCACTACATAAAGAAGCTAGGACTTGATAAGAAGTATCAACCAATTCGTGATGGTGATAAGATCAAATTCGTCTATGTTCGTACACCCAATCCACTACAGGAAGATGTTATTGCTTTCAGTCAACATATCCCAAGTGAGTTTGGAATTGAAGCATACATAGATTATGACAAGATGTTTGAAAAGGTATTCCTTGATGC